AAGCGTCGAAAAAGTCATTGTCGGCATTGGGGAGCGCGTCCATATCGACGATCATCGCCCACTCAGGACAATCTTTTTTAAGGACATCTTCAATTGGCAATTCGCCTGTAGGCGCTGTCATCGACACGCCACCTGTTTCGTAGTTTCTGTAAATAATTACTTTCATAGTGTTAACTCACCTAAAAATTGCAATACAAATAGTTCCGTCATCTTGCGTAGTAGCATTTTGGTAAGTTGTTATAATCGAAACAGAATTTGTTGATAAACTAGTATTACCTTTTAAAGATAAATATCCTGCACTGCTTGATGATCCACCTTGAGTATATCCAGCGACTCCTGCAACACAATAATTTGCATCAGAAATTATAGATGTAAAATTAACTGTATAATCACCGGTAGCGTTTTTTGTAATGCTGCTCACATTAAAAGACGCCCGTGGCGAAATCGGCGAAGTTAACGTGCCATTAAAATTCACCCAAGCGCGGCAAGTGTTCGATGTGCCGCTGCTGTCGGTCGTCACGACAGGCGTGTTCGTCGCCGCGCTTGAAATATTCGTGACACCAGTAAGCCCCGTATCACCATTGATAACAATCGTCATACCCATGACCCCACAGAAACATTAGCACCAGCAGTGCCGATCGGATAAATAAGGAAGTAAGAACCAGCAAGTGTGCTGTATGCACCGCCGGGAGCGGCTGAAAGTATGTATTGTGGAATAAACGTGCCGCCTGCGTTGATGGAAACAGTGCCTTGCCCGAATTGAGTTTGAACCGTTGTTGCAGTTGACGAACTATTATCAACTAATGTTGAAGTAGCTACGTTGGTCGCAAGGATTAAAGATTGACCACCGCCTGGTAATGCAGTGTCTTGATCCCTGGCTATCCCATACAAAATATTATTAACAGTTGCCGTTCCACCAAACAGCAAACTAAAACTGTGGGCTGTTGCACCCGCTGCTTTTGAAAAAACATAAAGATATTGAAATGCGTATATTGTTGAGTTTTGAAGTGTGACAGCGCGAGATGAATTGATTGCGGTGCTTGCTACTGTTTGATTCGTATTAACAGTGTAAGTCCCTGCACCACCAGTTCCTGAACCAAGACCCGTGATCACTGTGTTCGCTGTAACGCCAACGCCATAAACACCTTGCCCAACGGCAAACGTTCCGGCAACTGTGCCACCAACTGTGAGCGTTGTTCCAGAAATCGTAGAAGCTGTCGATGTGCCACCGTTGAAAATGCCTTGCGTAATTGTCGCAGCGTTCAATCCTGCGCTGTCGCTATTATTACGATAAAATTGTGCGGCAGGGTTCAATCCGCGCTGATTTGACAAAGGTGTGAAATATCCGACCTTGCCGTCATATTCAAACGCACCTGTCGTGGGAACGGTTGCAAGAGTGTCAGATGAAAGGACTAAACTACTCATGCCCATGTCCCCACATTAGTATTCGATCCTGCAGATCCAATTGGATAAATCGAGAAATACGATCCGGCAACGGTGCTATACGCCCCACCCGGTGCAGCTGAAAGAGTGTATTGCGGGATGAATGTTCCGCCAGCGTTGATGGAGACAGTACCACGCAAAGAAAATACTCTAAGGTTATTTGCCGTAGCATTAGCCGCTGTCATTACAGTATTTGTAGCTGTTGATGCAAAAAACGCAGCAGGCGTTGTATCATTACCAGATGTCACCCCACCTGTAGATCCCGGAACTAATCCGCTATAATAAACATTATTTAATGTCGCAGTACCACCAAACCCAAGACCTATCGTATGAGATGTTGTACCCGCTGTTTTATTTAAAACATACATAGCCTCAAAAGCATATACCGTGCTGGCAGACAGCGTCACACCAACATTAAACACGCTTTGCACAGTTGCGACGTTTGCACCAGCAAGATTGGCGTTCAACCGATAAAATTGTGATCCAGGAATGACGCCACGTTGAGTGCCCTGCGGTGTGCCGTAAAACACTTTGCCGTCGTATTCAACAACGCCAGCGGCGGCTGTTTGCAATGGATCCGATTTGAGGACGAGTTGGCTCATTATTTATTTCCAGTCAAAGCGGCGAGTTGCGCTGACAGAGCAGCGATTTGCTGTTGAAGGTCATTAAGATTAACAGGCGGCTCCGCTGGCGGATCCTCCGGTGGCGTCCATGTATCAGTGATGTCGATCAAATTCTCGTCAATGATACGTTGGTTCATGTGCTCGACTTGATGGTCGAGCGACGTGTCGTAGCCATAAATTTCTTCAGTGACGGGATTTTTGAAATATCTCATCATGACAATTCTAACCAGCTCCCAAAATTCGCGCTGTAAGTTGAGCCAACTGGAACAATCGCTGTATCAATCCAGTTGTACCCCGTTGAACCCGTCTGACCTGTCCCTAAAGCAACCCCGCCAATAGTCCATTGAGAGTTTGTGCCGCTTGGGTTTTTTCTAACCATGATCGGTTTGCCCGTTGTGTTCGTGTATGTCACACCTGCAGAACGTGCTGGAGATGACCACACTTGTCCGTAACCGATACCTGTGATGTCGGAAGTGAGCGCCATAGTCCCCGTCGCAGCAGGAAGCGTAATCGTACGTGTTCCTGCCACCGCTGGGACGGCAAGAGTAACCTGACCGCTTGTGTCACCTTTAAGAACGAGACTACCCATTATGCACCTCTCAAAAGGCAACCGGAGAAGAATGTGTTAGAATCAACTGTGCACGTTCCTGAACCATTTATTCTAATATACAACTCAACGTAATCAGTTGTGCCATTAAAATATATTACATCAGAAAGCATAGCACTCCCCGCTGTTGTAGTATGTGGGGAAGAGTAACAAAGCACATATAAACTACCATTTTTGTATATTTGAGCGCCCATATATGTCATTGAAGTTGCGGCTGTTCCCCAACACATACCATTTATTTGATAATATCCTGCAACCGTTGGCGTGAACCGATTTGATGCAAAATTTGAATTTGTATCAAAATTTTCGTTTAATGTAACCTTTGTATTTGTTGCGGATGTTATTGTTTGTGCGCCACCTGCAAATGCGTGAAAAGCCGGACCAGCGCCCGTGCTCTGAGTTGCCCCGTAAGGAAATGTGATGCCTGCTGTGCCGTCAACTGTAATAGTCATCACGCACCTCTGATAAGGCAGCCGGAAAAGAAAGAAGAAGATAGGACTGTTATGGTTCCACCTCCGTTAAGTGTTGCTTCAATCTCAATATAGTCCGTTGTTCCGTTACAATAAACTATATCTGATATGAAAGTGCATATAGGCGAACCAGTAGAAATAAGAGTAGTTGAAGACCAAGCAACACCATTTTTAACTATGGTCGTTTGTGATGATTGTGGAGCTGAAGAGATTGTTGATCTTACGGAAGAATTTATTTGATAATAACCTGCAGCCGAAGGTGTAAATCGAGATGACGCAAAATCTGTGTTTGTGTCAAAGTCTTCTGTAGGAAATAAAATTTTGGTGCTTGCTAATGCTGTTAGAGTTTGAGTTCCAGCAGCATTCGCATGAAACGCTGGGCCTGCAACATTGATTGTGCCAGTTTGCCCTGACGCTAAAGTGATAAGGCTCGAACCCGCAACAGCGGGTGCCTGCAGCGTGATTGAACCAGAAGTGTCACCCTTGATGACAACAGAACTCATAGGACTACCCACCTTGAGCCAGAAGGAACCGTGACGGAAACGGACGCGCTGATCGTGGTCGATGAAACAGTCTGCGAAGCCGAAACCGTGTAAGTTCCCGCGCCGCCCGAACCCGTTAAGTATGCAGTGATCGTCGTTCCTGCCGTCACGCCTGTGCCTGTGATGACCGACCCAACGTAAAGCGTTCCGCTCGTCACCGCTGTGATTGTGAGCGTTGTTGAGCTGATTGAACCAGTCCCAACGAACCCTGCACCAATCGTGATTGGCCCTGTGGACATCGCACTTTGGCCCGAAGGTATTGAATAAGAAGTCGTTAGCGTCTGGTTGTTATTGTAGAAAACGCCTGACGCTGCGCCACCACCGATCGTGCCCCAACCAGATGACCCGAATCCTTCGAAGGACGAAGTCGTCGTATTGTAACGAATCATACCGACGGACGGAGAAGTGGTTCTTGATCCGGTCGGACCAGCGGGGAGAAGCACTTGCCCGGTGCCTGTGAATTGCCCATCGCCAGTCGAATTGACGGATGCAAAATTGCCACCCGCATAATAAACGTTCACACCATCTGAATAAATGATAGCGTTTGTTCCCGGTGCGATGGTCACGCCTGTTCCGGATGGCGTTTTGATCGTCAGGGTATAAATGCCAGCTTGTGTCGATGTGATATTGTTGGCGACGATCCATGAACCACCAGTCGTTCCAGCGTAAAGAGACGTGGCAATCGTGATGATCGCATTCGATGTAAGGTTGCTCGAAGCAGTGATTGTCCACTGCTGTGCCGTCCACCAATAAACGCCGCCCACCGTTGCAGCAGTCGCTGTCGAAAGAGCAGTCGTGCCACCCGTCGCGACAGAGATAGGAAAAGTCGAACCGAACAGATTGTCCAAAGACGTAAAGTTCGTATTGAGCGGCGAGTTCCAGTTTAGGTCGCCAGCTGCTGGTTCGAGAAGATTCTTATTATTGGTAGGTGTATTTGCCATGGTGCTTACTTATCCACCTTGCTGTCGAGCTTGTCAAAGATCTTTCCGAGCATGCTCTCAATTCGATTCAAATGCGTGGCAAGATCATCTTTTGCGACGTATTTCTCAGCGATAGTTGCGTCGCGAACAGCCATCGCGACTTTTAATTCTGTTATTTGGGCAGAATTAGCTTTGATTGCTTCTTCTTTTTGCCGATACAAATAACCATAAACCGAAGCAACAATCGCAATTGCCGCCGTAAGTCCAATATTTGCGAGTGTCTGCAAGTCCATGATTAAGCCCACGTTCCGACTGATGTTGCCGCGCCCGTTGCGGAGAGCGGATAAATATACATATAAGCGCCAACTTGGAAGGTCGATGCTGTTGGCGCACCAGTTGAATACTGAAACTGAGGCGCAAAAGATGTGATCGCGCCAGCGCCTGTATCTACGGTGCCTTTGATCAGAACCGTGTGATATGTATTGGCGGCAGCAGCCGAAGCAGCCGTCGCGACAACTGCCGTACCGAAACCAGTGGTAATGTAGTTCGACATCAAGGAAGCAGCCGCAACCGTTGTTTGAGCAGCACCTGTCGTTGAATAAATTTCATAAGAAAGCGCCGCTGGTGCAGTGCCTGTTACGGAGAAACCAATCGCGCCTGTGCAAGCGTTCGCGCTCGTTTTTGTGATTGCGAAATAAATTTCGAAAGCATAACGGGTGCTAGCTGTCAAAGACGGATTGGCCGGAAGAATGTTAACAAAAGTAGCCGCAGCCGCCGGACCTGTTCTTGTCGCGTTGTTAACGTAATACTGAGGGCTCGTGACGATGCCGCGCTCTGAACCAACAGGTGTTGCAAGAACTGCAGTACCATTATATTCAATTGCGCCAGCTGCTGCCGTTCCGAGGTTCGTTCCAGAAGTCAAACGAACAGGAGAAACGGTCGACGTACCTGCTGCGATTCGCAACCAAGTCGTAGGCGAAGCACCACCAACGTTTGTTGTTGTTCCAACGCCTAGCGAACCAGCAAGATAATTGCCAGCTGTGCCACCCATATACAAGTTCCAACGGTTTGTTGCCGAAGCAATATTGCCATAGAAACCATAGGCGTTTGTTACTGTTGCGGCACCAGCAGTTCCGAGGGTTAAATCGGCAAGGAAACCGTAGTGATTTGTAATTGTTGAACCAACGCCGCCCGCACCTGGATTTGCCCAAAAATGAACTGCTGAAGTTGTAGTAAACGCCGCCGCCGCCGACGACATATTTGATACAAAAGAACCAGCATTGGATGTAACGCCAGATTGAATAACACCATTATTCAGGTGAGCATATGAATTTGTCGCGCCTGTAATGTTTGTGCTTGTAAGCAAATTGACAGAGGCAGAACCAGTTGAACTTCCAATAGCGATGTTACCGTCTGAACGAATAAGCAATGCATCTGTCGTGCCACTATTTGCGACAAAACGAATAGCATTTGCAGTTGTTGTTCCGATAGCAAGATCAGAACTTGTCGATGCTAGATAGACATTGCTTGCACCAGACAATGAGCCAGTGCCTGTGAAACCTGACGAGTTCATACCAAACTCGCCAAAGTAAGTAGATGCTGTGCCTAAATCGTTTGAAACGATGATGTTTGTAGAGGCTGTTGTCCCACTATTTGTATTTTGAATGACTAATTCGTTGTAAGTATTGACAGACGACTGAAGCGACAAAAGGACGTTTGTGTCTGAATAGCCCAATGTTCCATAGGCATAAGCACCCTGATTGCGAGAGCCAGTCGTTGTGCCATTAGCGATGTAATAAGGCGATGTTGCAGAAACACCAAACGTAGCCGCGCCAGTTGTTCCTATTGTGAGTGCAGTAACCGCACCAGCATTGCCTACCTTGAAGATAATGCTGTCGGTCGTTCCCGCACCGCTTGTTGATTGAAGCGTGAGAGAAGATGACGCGCCTGTGCCGCCATAAACAATCGGAACGGTTAAAGAAGTCGTTAAACTAGGCGAAGATGAATAAGCTGGCGCTGTTCCTACGCCACCAGAAACAAGAACCGACCCAACTGCAACATCAGCCAATTTCGAGAGCGCGGTTGTTCCAGAAGCGTAAAGCAAATCACCGATTGTATAAGAAGACTGTCCTGTGCCGCCATTTGCCGCAACAAGAGTTCCTGCAACAGTAATTGCACCAGTGGTCGCGGTCGATGGTGTTAAACCTGTCGTGCCGAACGAAATTGAAGTGACGCCAGCCGTTGAGGGGATGGTTGAAGACCAGCTTGGAGCCGAGCCAGTTGTGGCTACAAGAACTTGACCTGTCGTCCCTGCGGCGGTCACGCCAACAGCACTTGTAGCATTGCCGTAGAGAACGCCATTTGTCGTGAGCGTTGTCGCTCCTGTGCCGCCATATAAAACACTAAGTGCGTTGGTTAGATTAAGCGTTCCGATCGTTACGACACCGCTCGAAGCAACACTGAGAGCCGTGACAGCACCGTTGTTCCCAACTTTCATCAAAATGCTGTCTGTCGTACCGACACCAGACGTGGATTGCAAAGTGAGAGAAGAAGAGGCCGCAGTGCCACCAATTACAAGAGGAACAGTTGCGGTAGATAAAATAGCATTTCCGCCTTGAATGCTAACGTTTGGAATAGTTACTAACCCTGTCGTGTCAATCGACAGCGCGGTTGTCGCGCCATTATTGCCGACCTTTAAGACGATGCTGTCAGATGTGCCTACACCTGTTGTTGACTGAAGAAGCAACGTCTGGCTTGCAGAAGAACCGCCGTAGATATTAGGCGTTGTCACAGATGTGGTGAACGCAGGGTTCATCACAGTGCTGATCGTGCCTGAAGCTGTGATTGGATTTACAGGCGTGGCAGAAAGATTTGTTCCTGCGGTAATCTGAACAACCGTACCACCACCGGGCGAATCGCGCCACTGAACGTTTGCGTTCGGGCCGTTGGTTGTGAGAGCTTGCCCAAGAATACCCGGCGTGATTGCTGTCCACCCACTCGCATCACGATACATGACCGAACCTTGAGTGGACGTGACGCTGTAATCAAGGAACTGGCTAAGCGAAACACCCGTTGGAAGCGCGTTCACGCCGCTGATATTTGCGAGCATATCACCCGTATTAATCGTCGGGATACCATAAATCGAGCCAGTGTAAGCTGCGATTTGACCCGTTGTGATTTGAACGGAAGTGCTGGACTGGACGCCAAGAAGTGGCTCTGTGCCGTTCAGAGACGTTACTGTGGGAAGATTAGTGAGGGTAGTATTTGCCATCGTCAAACCCCAGTAAGCGGTATCTGATTGTAGTTGTAGGGCAAACCAACAAGAGCCGTGACCATCAACGTCGTTCCTTGCAACAAACCACCCGCAGGGATTGAATTATTTACCTGATAGGTGAAAGCTGTCGCTGTCGTCACTGTGACGCTATATGTGCCGTTTGCCAAGCTATTTGTTAATCCTTGCACAGAAATTTGATCGTTTGTCGATAAATTGTGCGGCGTTGAGCACGTAACACTTAATGTGCTTGTTCCATTTGCTGTCACAGAAAGAAGATCAATATTTACACGATATTGATCTGTCCCAAAAAGAGGCATGACAGCATTTTGATCGAGGCCGGTCGGTCGCCCGATTGGCTGAGCTTCAATTTGTAAATCGTTTTCCGTAACAACTGTTGTTGTTGACGGGATTGGAATACCTGTGACGGGATCGTAAACGGTCGGCGCAGAAGTCGTAATGTCGGAAGAAGCAGCCGAAACATAATCTTGAATACGAGGATTTTGAATCGGGACCGGGTCCGCCGGGAGAACAATCGCTCTGAGTTGCGGCTGTTGAATATCATTGCAATCGTCGCAAACAAGGACGCGAGTGTTTATCAGTCCCGAACCAGCATAATCATATTGCCACTGCAATTGATAATGGTTGTAAAGAAAACCGCACCGATCGCATATCCCGAATGCGCGGGGATTTCTTGTGGAAACTGATGCGCGTCCATGAGGTCTCAACGGAAATACCCCTGAATTTGCGGTGAGATATATTGCTGAGCAGTTTCGACGTTTTGTTCTGCAGCGATTTGATATGCTTCATCAGCAAGCGGCTTCAAAAGTTGGACTTTTGCCGGGTTCCAAATCAAAGACAACCGTTGTGCAAGACCATATGCTGCAGCTTCAAGCCAAAGATAAGGTATTTCAACTGTCTGACCGTCAGTGAAATTGCTGTCTTGAATTTGACGCACACGGTAATATTTGAGAAGTTGTGCGCTGGATCCGTCCGGAACAGGCCAAAGCGTAACTGAAGGGCCAGCGGAACCCGTCGAACGAGAGGAGCTGATCAATCGATCGAACCAGAAAACGGTCGGAAAACCTTGTTGTTCTTTGTTCGGATAAGATGCATATTCCGTGCGCGAAACAGGCATAATAATGCGGTCAATCGGATTCGAACCGGACGTAATTTCGCAATATGCATCAAGCATAACAACAGTGTCTGCAGGAACGGAATAAGTTGCTGTGCCTTGAACGAGGGTGACTGTTTGAAGATCAACTGCCCAAAGATTTACGCCTCGGTTCGACCAGTTGGAAAGCATCATGTTCATCGCCATACGGGCGCTTTCCATGTGCTCCTGCGTAATTGCGGTGTTTCTGACTTCCGCCAGATTAAAGGCGTAAAGCGTCAACTCGCCGAGCGATGGATTGAAATTATATGTTGCGCTCGTTGCCATCAAATCACCTGATTTGTTGCGCTGGTATAATAACAGAAGGAGTGGCCGGATGCGGAGAAGTTACCGCTTCATATTCAAGAACGATATTTGCATTGTCAGTCAGCCAAACAATTTCAATATAATCATTTGCCGCGACAGTTTGAATAAAATTCCATGCCGCAACATAATAAGGACTGTTCGTGTTGACTGTGCATTTCGTATTTGAATTTGCGATATTTGTTCCGTTCAACCGAAACCAAATATCAACAGACGTTCCTGCGCCACCACCACCTGTATTGTGCAGTTGAGCAGAGAACTGAATGTTGTAAGTCCCAGCATTGGTGAAAGTCAGCCGATTTTTAACACCTGATCCGTTTGCAACCATCGAAACGCCAGTGGCTTCAGCTGTTAATTCAGCAGCCATAGGCGTTCCAGTAGCGCCACCATCTGTTTGATCTACAATGCTATAAAACGAACCGTAATATCCTTGATAAGAAGCGATCGCTGCTCCGCCAGAAGACGGGTCAACAAGCGTTAGGCCGGATCCTGCGATCGTGAGACCACTCATTTCGGCACCACGCTAGCTTGGACAAACGTTGCCGTAACTGTTCCTGATCCACTGTTGAGGACCACCCGACAAAAGAGCGGAGCGAATTGATAGTTCGTCTGCTTTGAAGCGGTTGCAGCAACAACATTTGTATCAGCGCAATTTAGCCATGTCATGCTCCCCTCTGCAACAGGGTTTGTCGGAGAGTTCGGGTCGTCCATGCTTTGCTGAAGCGTGTAGTTTACCGTTCCAGAGACATTTAGCTGAACGCCAACCTGCCCCGGCGCCCATTCATCGAGGCGAACCAAGCGAGAATATTTTACGGTGCTTGATGCGTCGGAAACAGTAACGGTTATCGGCTTCATAATTTAACCTCATTAACGTGCGCCAGCCTGCTGGAAGTATGCCGTAACCGAACCGGAACCAGAAACAAAAACAACGCGCATTCCACGACACGGAATGGTGAAAGAACCAGACACAGCTGCTGTTCCAGCAGTGCCTGAAACAACAAACCAAGTGCCAGAAGAAGGGTTATAACCTTCAGCTTGAACATCATCAAACGTAAATTGAATTGCGTAAGTTGGCGTTCCTGAAACTGTCGTGCCGTATCCAATGTTGAAAGGCGCGATAAAATTGTCGCAAGCATAAACAGAGCTTGAGCCAGCGGCAGAAAGCGTATAAGAAATATTCGGCATCGACATAATTATTTGCCTTTTTTCACACCCGCACGAGCGGCTGCTGCGTTATCGACCAAATTCGGATAAGGCCTGCCTGCAGCACGAGCGCGAGCTTTTGCATTTGCAGCTTGCTTTTTGCTCAAGTGCTTTGTTTCATGGCCTTTAGGGGCTTTTGTTTCCCAGAAATCTTTTGTCATGTCAGCACTTCACGTCCCATTTTTTGAGTGCAAGATTGATGCGACTGTTCGGATCGTGTGCTGTTTTTGCTGAAGTCAGCTTTTCTTTCATTCCACACATGCGTGTGCGGAAATTTTCCCGCCGCTGAGCCGCCGCTGGGCTTTTTTCAGCTTGTTCTTTGCTGACAGGAGGCTTCAGGTGACCACCTGATTCTTTATTGTAATGCGCTCTGCCTGCTGAATTGAGCCCACCGGATGGATTTTGATACTTTTTGAGCGTCATTTTAATCCTCCGAAGGGTGAAGAGGAAGGGGGACTTTCGTCCCCCAACCTAGATCAATTCATCTCAAGCTTGCGGCCTTTTGGAGCCGTGCCGTGATGAGCTGAAGAAAGCGGATTCATGTTTGAACCGGCGCGACCACCCGACTTACGGGGTTTGCGGTCAGCGCGATGCTCAGACTTCGAACCATGCATTTCAGCGTGCATTTTGGCTTTGCCGCCATGCTTGCGCTGTTTTGCTTCCTTCACAACGTTTGAACCTGCACCAGCATAAACTTCGCTAGGTGCCTTATCCTTGGCGACAACACCGCCTGTTTTGCGACCCTTCATGAGAGGCTCCTATTAAGTATACTGGCCGTTAGTAAACCCGTTGACACCTTGGAGATAAGTCACGATCAATTCGCCAACACCTGCGGTGCCTGCGCTTGATTTGACCCAAATCTGGACATCTTGGGTGCTGCTAGTGTTGTTCCAAGCTGCGATCAAAGAAGTAACCGGAACAATATACATACCTTGAACCAAACTTGCAGCAGCAATTGCTGAAGCGAGCTGATTTGAGGTTGAAGTAGTGCCAATGGAGAGCGTTCCGCCCGACCATCCTGTTGTTACAGCGACACGAATATCGATAATTTGGCTTTGAGCCGGAATAACGATCGTCGTTGCAGCCGCTGTAGCTGACTGCGTAATCGCGGCAATCTGCGTCATTGTGCAGAAGCCGACGTTCTGGGTTCCGTCAGATCCGCCGACACCGGCGAGATTGCCGGTGCCGTCAGAGTTGAGGACATTCCCCGCCAGAACCGGGCCAGTAAATACTGTGGTACCCATCTGGGAGACTCCTTACGAAGTTGGGAACGAACCGTAGATCGAACGCCAGTTGTAGTAGCCGAACGAATAACGCTCATAACCCTTAACAAGAAGGTTGTCAGTTACGAAATCGACTTGCATGTCGGTTTCGAACTTGATACGCTCCATGTAGGAAAGACCGTCGATGTTCGTCAACAAGAACCAAGCATAAGACGAGGTCAAGAAATCGTTGACCATATAGCCTTCAGGCAAACCGCCTGCAGTGGTCAAGATTGCGTTGACATCGTTGTCTGCTGTGCCTGGACGGAGTTCCGTCTTTGTGAGACGGATCGCAACAGGCTCGAGCTGCGGCGGAACGATCAACTTACGACCACGCGCAAACACTTTCAAACCGGCCTGATCTTTGAAGTTCGTCCGGATCGCAATCATTGCGTTCAAGAGCGTTGCTTCGTTGAGATCAACGTCAGTCGAAGGTTTGTTTGCAACAGTCGAGCCATCGATCGGATGGTTCGTTGCGCAGAGCGCCACGCCGTCACCGCCGATTGCAGCATTGTAGGTCGTTGCTGTGTTGAGGATGTTCGCGCCGTAAATTTCCTTGGTCTGGTGGAAAGATTCCACGAGGCCGAGGTTCGAGGGCTGAAACTGGGTCTTGTAGAGGTTGTCGTCAATCGCCTTGCGGGTGATTGCGTAGCCGAGAGCAATTTCAGTGTGCTCTTGGTTATAGACAAAACGCTCACCAGCATTTGAATCGAATGCAGTCTGACCACCTTCGGTCTTCAGCTGCGCGAGGCCGAGGTAGCGCATTTCTGCGGTACGTTCGAGAGCCATTTTCGAATCATGCTTTGTGAAGATCTTGTCGTATTGCGACGGGATCATCTCATATTTGCCTTCAACACCGCGAAGGCCGGGGAGGAGAAGATCCTTGATCTGTGAGAGATTAACAGCCATTGGTCCTTACTCCTCTTACGCGATGCCAGTTGGGCCAGCGCCGTTGCTGCGGAAGATTTCGTTGTTGAATCCAACGATCACATTGCAGTACTGCGAGGTGGGGTCGCCACCGTTCGCGCCAGATTGATACTGATAATCGACGATGATGAATGGGAACGTGATGGTCGTACCAACCGAAGAAAGGTAAGACGCCGACGTGCCCGTGTTTGTGTTGCCCGAGCCGATTGTAAACTGAGCATACTGACCTTGAACGCCAGAAGTCTGCGTCGTCAATGTGCCCGTGATCGGGAACGCTGCGCCAGAAGTCTGAACGAGGAAGCGAGCATTCGGGTCATCAATGACATAAGCTGTCACGTCGCCCGTAGCATCCGAACCCGGCCAGTAACGCGACCAAACGGTGCGCTTCTGCGAAGTTGAAAGATAAGAGCAACCAACAAAAATGCCATCGAGGCGCGTTGTGCCCGCAGCTGCCTGCGTGATATAACCATTTGCGGTTGAAACAACCGGCATAACAGGGTCGCCGGTAAAAATTGCAGTCGTGTTTGAAGAGGCAATACGACGTGTCGATTGAGCGAACGTCGGAGCCCCGCCAGCACCACCATAGTACTGCAAAAAGCCGAAAGGCGCAGAAGTATTCGCCATGACGGTTTTCTCCTTTCAGAGAGTTCCATCATCGCACGCCGGGGCGACTAAGAAACGGGAAAAAGTTTAAACCTTCCACACCGGGGGAAGATTGTCGTGCATTATGCCTGATTAAATAGAAAAGAAAAGGGGCCAGCTGAATAATTCTGGCCCCTAATTTTATTATTCTTCAGGAATGGCGAAATCGAAACCTTTTTTGATTTTCGGAGCGACCCGAGAATCTTGCCGATCCGTCAAACCGCCACGACCTTTCGGATCCATTTGGCCTTCTTTGATCTGCACTTGTTGTTTTGCAGCCCGGCGCTCACGGTCGCGGAAATCTTGTGTGATTTCTTCCGGACGCTCCATGAGCATCATGCCTTTGCGCTCGATTGCGCCTTCTGCGCCGACTTGCATCATTTCTGGATGGCGCTCAACAGGAACCGGCGTCCAACCTGTGCGGCGAACGTGGTTCATATGAGAAATGTCTTCTTGATTCATCGTGTAACGACGTTTCCATTCATAAGTCCAGCCATCCGGAGGCGGCGGCGTAACAAATTCATCGGTTCCATCATCCAGGTCTGAGCCATTCCCACGGATTTCTGCCGCACGTTTTGCTGCGAGCGTCCGAGGATCGTCTGCACGCATTGGAGGCCGCATTTCACGCCGGGCCAGAGCTTCGCTTGCTTTTGTCATTTGTCACCTAATCAGTTAAGTTTGCCTTCTTTGATCAGAGCCGCTTTATTGCGAGCATATTCCTGATCAGTCATGCCCATCATGTCAGCCATCTCACGCTCTGCGGCAGTGAGGCGAATAACATTCGGGCGAGTTCCTGAATTTGTTGTCGGCGAACGCGAAACAGGTGCCGCAGGAGGAGCAGCGCGTTGTTTCGACGGTGCGGCGGCAGAAGAAAGTGCTGATTCTTCTTGAATCGGTGCACGAGAACGAATTTTCAATGTTTCTTCGATTGAATTGAAATAATCGTCTGTGTCGGCTTTCAATCCGTCCGCCATTGCGAGGTTATGCGCCGCGATCATCTTTTGATAAAGCGTTGGATTGCGTGCATATTCAGGATGTGCCCTGACCCAATCCGCTGAACGCTGAGAAAGTTGCCCTGCAAGCATTTCCACCGGGTCATCATTGCCCGGAGGGGCTTGTTTGGTTTCTTTCATCCGCATTTCATATGCAGTTTTGCCTTGTTCAAGTTGCATTTTTTGCAAAGCGACTTCGGACATCTGCAATTGAATGTCAGCGGCCTCGTCATGGTCGCCTCTCGCGAGCGCCTCAGCATAAGAGCGTTTCAACGTCAGTTGATTACCCTTCACTGTTTCGATCGCATTGTCGATCAGGCGAATATTCGTGTCGTCAACTTCACTTTTCGCCTGATTTGCTTGTTCAGCGGCCTGTTTCATGCGCCGCTCGGCCTCTTGCCGGGCGAGACGTTCTTCTTCGAGCTTAAATTTCAGCTCGCGAATGCCCTCTTCAGCAGAGATTTCAGGTTTTTCGCTGATTTCAGGCGTTGAAGAAGGCTCTTCAGCCGCTTCAACCTTTATTTCGTCCGTTGCTTTTTCATTTTCCAACGGCTCGAGCTCAAGAATGAGCTTATCTTCTTCTTTTTCCGACATGTTTGGTTCCTCACCATACCTGATCGACGTTTTTGATGCGACCACGAATGTTCACATCACTCAAAATCCGGCATGGCACTTTGTTGATGGTGATCGTCCAACCGTCGGAAGGTCTGGAAATAACCCAGTCATGAAGGTTTACATCAATCCCTTCGAACCATGAGCTTTCCTCTTCATCTTGGAAAGCCGATGGGCCGAGTTTCACGATGAGACCAACCTTACTTTGGTAGATATCTTCTTCGGTTGTTCGATCAGTTAAATGAATTCCGCTTTTCGTTTTATTTGGGCGGATGTAAAGCGCGATGAGCACTTGGTTGTTGAAAAGCTCGAAATCGGAAATGTTTCCGAGTTGTTCGAGCAGCGCGTCACGAGGGTCTTTCTCGTGATACATGGACATTGCAGGCATATTAATTTTCCCCTCTTTCTTTAATTCCACTGGCGATGGCATCTGCCTCGTCAATGAATTCAAGAGCTGTTGCCAACCCTTGAATGAGTCCGACTTGCTTTTGATATTGATTGTAATCTTGAGCAGAGCCAGCCGCGACATTGTCGCGAATTCGGATGTATTCATCCCGGATTGCCGTTTTTAATTCGGCAACAAAACGATCTTTTGTAGTCAACATATTTGTTCAGACCCCTCTGAAAATTTTCCCCTCTGAAACCAATAGTCGGACCGGACACCAGAGGGGCTCGATGTCCGGTCCTTCTCTCATCGGGCAGGGAGGTTGCCCGAGAAATTATTTTGCTTTGGCATGTTTTTTGCCATAAGCGTCAATTTTTTCGAGCCGACCCAAACCGCCACCAGCAGCGTGATTGATGACGTGGATGGTCCGTCCGCCATTCTTCCGTGGCATCAAACCCGGAGGCGGCATAGGACCGGCTCCAGAGCCACCACCGGGCGGCATCATGCCAGGAGGCGGCATCGGTGCTCCCATTCCTGCAGGCGGCGTACGGGGCGACAGAGGCGCTGGAACAGGGGCATTGGGCATGCCTTCTTGTTCTTTGTTACGGTGGCCTGCGGCAATGACAATGTTCACGTTCATCTTGCCCTTGCCAGATTTGCCGCCTTTTTTGTGCGCTTCACGACCGCCGGTCACGCCCGGGACTTTGCCGGGGTAGCCTTCGCCGGAGAAAACGCCGCCGCCAGCATATTTCATCGTGCGGCCACCCGAGCACATTTTGCATGAGCAATCATCGCCGTGAGCGGAACCGCCTTTTTTCAAACCTTTCATCGACTGTTGCTTGTCATGCTTTTTGTCTTCTTTCGACTTTTCCCATTTTTCCATGGAAATGCCGTATTTTTTGGCAAGCAAACGATCTTGGGCTTCGTCTTTTTTGGAACCTTCCCAATTTTTCACTTTGCCGCCGCGCTTCTGGTTCTGCGGAAGGTTACGCAAATACTGGCGTTGCTCTTCATCAAAAGCTGCAGCGTTTGCAGCACGTTCAGCATCGAGCGTCGAAGGCTTCAAATAATCATCGATGTCGGTTTTCTTTTTTGGAACTTGACGTTGCTCCGGAGCAACATTTTTCTGTTCGCTTTTCGGGAGTTTGCGGATCAATTCACCGATCTCATCGCGCCCGGCAACATTGTCTCCGTCCATGCCAGAATGACGTTCGCGGCCTTTTATTTTGCCGCCTTTTTTCATCATTCCTGCGGCTTGGCCCATTGAACGGCTTTGCACAGAAACTGGATTATCGCCGACAACGTCGCCGCCGCCGAACTTCTTGGCTTTTCCGCCAGTCTTCAGACCGCCGACATGCTTTTTGCCTTCGCGGACTTCATTCGCCATTTTTTCATCGCGATTGATCAAATTGTCCGGAGTTAAATAGCGTTTTGAACGATCTGATGACTCTTTGCCGATTTTTCCGCCAGAAGCGCGAGCAGGGATTTTGGCTTTTCCAGTCATTTTTTTAAGCGCAAGGTCAATCCCTTTTCTGCGGTTTTTCATCTGAATTGGGTTTCCACCTTCTTCAGCTTCTCCTGGAATAGAATAAGTTTCTGCCACAGATTGTTGACCAGAACGATAGCCTTCAGAATATTCATTGTCACCAAGATTTTTAACTGCACCTTTAATGTATTTTGCGAGTTTACCGCCAGAAGCGCGTGGTTTTCTGTCAGCGCGATGCATAGCTTTGTCGCCTTCGGCCTTTCCGATGACCTTGCCGCCTTTTTTGTAGGCACGCTTTGTCAAAGGACGCATGCCCGTTTTCACGTCAGCGTTGAGGGCTTCGGGTGGCGTCCAGGTGGACGAATCGACTTTTGTTTTTGGATCAGCGGAAGCAAGGCGCTTGGCCTTGGCTTTCATCGCGTCCCGCGCAGTCTGAGCGGTCTGAGACATGGGGTTTGAGCTCCGGAGGGGTTAGAACAGGCGTCCCTGTTTGCCGCTGAGGGGTGGATCAGAAACTTGCGGCAAGGATCTGATCTTATTGAGCGCCTGCTCAATAATCGCGGGATTGTGCTTGATTTTTTCGGATTTGGCAATGGGTCGATCGACCATGCCGCCACGCTTCCATGCTTTTTGATTGTTCATGATGGATTCATTGGCTTGGGGCGTCGTTTTGAACAAAGGAAGATCAACAGTTGTTGATGTAACATTTTTTCCGGCAGCAACATAACCATCCCAAAGGGCATTTCTTTGATCGCTTGGAATTGCGGTCCAGGCTCTTGAAATTCTTTCACGAGTTTCATCATTTGTTGGCATAGGCATATTGAGCATTTCAGCAACTTCTTCAAAACCCGGAGCAGTTTTTGTTTTTGATTCAACCGGAAATTTATAAATTGCCGATTTGCCGATATTTTTGTCATGAGATGCCATTTGTCGCTGAATTTCCGGCAACAATGTTTCATCGTAAAACTTTTTCACGCCCGGCTGACCTGACCAGCGTTTGCTTTGCTCCGACCCCGGCGTGACAACGAGGCCATCGTAGCCACCTTTTGCCATTTCGTGCAGAATCTTTTTCACCATGACTTTGGTCCATTTGTCAGTGTCGCCAACATATGGGCCTTCGGGCGTTGCATCTTTAGCTTTTTCGTAATTCATTTGAGCTTCAAAATATTTCTTTGAAGCCTCGGTTCTTTTTTTGTGAAGTTCTTCGCCTTCAGTTCCTGCGTAATTGCTAGTTACGAGATCGCTCCAAGCATTGCGAATTTTGTCATAATCTTCAAATTTAAATTTGTTAAGTTCACGTTCAGCAACTTCATAATCTTCTTCAGCTTGTTTTATTTCTTCTGGGTCCATTGATTGATGAATAATATTATAAAGCTCTTGCATTTTTAATTCTTCTTTTTTCTTTTGAACTTGATCTTTATATGGTTGAAAATGTTTTTCTTGTGCTTGATTGAACCATTTATGAAATTTTTTTTCAGCTTCATCGTGTTCTCTGTCTGCTAAATAAAATTCATTTTTCGCATTGTCGATTTTATCCGCATCCATAAATTTGCCGCGACCTTTTTGGCCCCAGTCACTTTGTGCTTCTTCGAGGTGCAAATATTTTTTGCCTTCCGGAGCGTTTACGTCCGCGAACCGCAAATGGAAAAGCGGATTGGATTCCGGGAAGTGAGAAGAATATTGAAAATCGTCGCGCTCCGGCTTCCATTGGAGGACGTGTTCACGATAGTTATCGTTTTCGTCTCTGCCCTTCAACGTGTATCTTTCAAATTTTGGCTGGGCTTTTTGCAAATAACGACGGATTTCATCTTCGTATTCATCGATGAGATAAGATCTTTTTTTAACAAACAGCTGATTCGGAGTCAATAATTTTCGGTCTTCTTCGAATTCATCCATTCCAGTCAAATTATAAATTGCATCAGCAGAATTATTTCCGAGAACTTTTTTCATCAGCTCCGGATTCTTCAGCATGTCTCCAGCCAAAGAAGTTTTTGGCCCAACATCGTCTTTGAAATATTTGGCTTCGCGAATGCTTTCTTCATAATCTTCTTTGTTCGCATCGTTGAGCCTTGCAGCGACACGCTGTTTTGAAATCGTTTTGCTGTCGCCAAATGGCTTCAATTTTCCAATCTCAGCCCATTTTAGCTCGTCTTCTTTGACGCCCGGCTGGCCTTTCAAATAATTCACCCAATCATTCGGCGTCATTTCGCTTTTGGGGGCGTTTTCCGCAACTTCCGCCGCATGGGAATAAGTCCCGAGCACGTTCATCTCGCGCGGTGGGCGATTGTGACCGACTTCTGCAACAGCGGCTTTCGGCGGAGGGGAGCTCGCGCCTTTTTCATTAACGATTTTGCTTTGCTCAGCGATTTGCTGAGTGTAAAAATCATAATCCGGCGAGCCTTTCGGATATTTTTTCCGTTGTTCGACAAGGTCTTTTATGTAGGCTTGCGCTTCTGCGCGACGAGCCGCGAGCGATGGCGTTCCTCCGTCGCCGAATCCCTCAACCTCACCGCCGCGCTGGAAACGCTCTTGACCTTTTTTTATCGAAGAAATCGCTTTGTCGCTCATTGGGAGGTGATGAACTGAATTAGTCCAGCCATAATCATCAATCGGCAGATCATAAGAATACTTCCCGAACTTCAGCGATGGATCATGTTTGTTGATCAGCTTTTGCATGCGCGAAGGCAGCGTTTCATCGTAAGGTTTTATCAAACGTCGATCATTTCCCCACCGTTGCATTTGTTTGTCGCCGGGAGTGAAAAGAATACCGTGATAGCCACCGTCCGCCGCTTCTTTCAAAATGCGCTTCAGTCCAAGATCGACCCATTTGTTTGTGTCGTCGACGTGCGGCCCGGCTTCGACCAATGGAGCCTGCGAGCGAGCAAGAGATTTTTGATGTTCTTTTCTAAATTTTTGATATTCTTTGTGGTCATCAGCATCACCGTAAGTCATAATTAATTCACGGAGAGGTGCATTTTCTGCATATCGATTTATTACGCCGCCATCCGGACGAGAAGAAGAAAGGTTTCGAACTTTATTCCTGAATGCAAAATCAAATTGATGCAAAGCTTGATCCGCTTCACGGTATTTTTTATTTATTTTATCTTTGTCCGCTTGATTGAACCCGGCATAAGCTCCGCGCTGGCCCCAGTCCGACTGCAGCTCTTCAATATGCAATAGTTTTTCGCCGTTTGCTCCTTTGCGGTCGCTCATGCGAATGTGAAGCAATGGATTCACTGCGTCAGGGAAATGCGCGTGTTCTTGAAATCTTTTAGTTTGTGGGTCGTGTTGAAGAACAAGCTCACGATAGTTTTCTTTTGGGCCATCCATTTGATATTCAGAATGGCGCACTGGAAGATGACCGCCCCAATTTTTTTGTTTTTTTATGTAGCTTTCCAGCTCATGATCCCAATTTTCCGTAAGCCATTCAACGACACTTTCGCCAGCGGCTTCTTTTCTTTTTGCATGTTCAAAAAGATGCGCTTGCGGAAGAACTTGCTTAAAAAGACCTGGATCATTTGCCATGTCATGAGCAAGTTGTTCTAAGCCAAATGGACCACTGTATTCTGAAGGATCTCCGGTGTAGAGCTCTTCAGTGTATGTATCATTCAGCTCGTTAAAATAAGTCGCAACGTCATTTTTGTGGACTTTATTATTTTTTCCATAAGTGAAATGAAGATCAGACCATTTCAATTCATCCGGCTTCACTTCGCGCTGCGTCAAATAATTCACCCACTGGTCGGGCGTCATGCTTTCATTTTGCCCGGTTGCGTCTTGCGCCACTTCAGCAGCCTTGCTGTAAAAACCCAAATTATTTAGTTCGCGATAATTCTCGGGGTGATCGTCGTCAGCGGAACCGCCGCCGGATTTTTTGATTTCGTCTTGAGCTTTCTTTGCTGTATCTTTCATCTCGTCCCATTCATGCTTGCCATATTCAGGCAAAGTATTTTCAGCATGATAGTCAAGTAGCTGTTGAAGATTTTCATTGTCAGAAAGGGCTTTAATTTCTTTCGGTTGGAGTGTATGATAATCAAAATAATGTTTTAAAAACAATTCAGGATCATGAAGGTCATGGATCATTTTCTTAACATTTTTTGTCGTAGGCTTTTCGCCTGATGATTTTGCATATGAATGCAATGCGTCGCGCATCATTTCGTAAGGAACAGTGTGATCATATCCTGCCTCTTCAAAATGATTAAACATTTCTTCGAGATTTTCTTTTATTATCCCAACGACATCTGCATTGAATGAATTTTTATCCAATGGCACAGATTCTAATTTGTCAGGGACTTCTTCAAGCGGCAACAGCTTCTTTATGTTCTTTGCCTGATTCGCAAAAGCAACAGCATTTCTTGCAGTTTCCATGAACCCGCGACGGCTCATGGGCGTTGCGCTGATTTTCTCCGCAGCTTTGCCGAGAATATCTGGCGACGGTTCAGGGGTTGGCTCAGCAGACTCTGGAGCCGTTGGATTGAGTGCCGGAGCAGGTGCCGCAACAGCCGGGAGATTCGATTCCTGCGGTTTGAACATGTTGAAGAGAGCACGTTTGGTTGGATCCTTTACGTCGCCGCCGCCGGACTTTTCAGGGAAAAAATCCATTTGCGGTTCGTTCAGGCTGTATTCCTGATCTTTTGATTTCAAATAATCTTGATAATCAGGATTGCTGAACATGAGGTTCATGAGGCCATAATTCGGATCGCGCTGAGGACGCAAGTTGCGGCGCTTTAACTCAGCGGCATAATCCTCGTCTGGCATTGAATAAGATTTTGTTTGCTTCGCGGCGGCTTTTTTCGATCCGCCGCGCTTCAACTCAACTTTCAATGGACGAACGGACTTCGCGAGCTTGACAACATCTCTTTTCATTGCTCAAAGCTCCTTAAAGTCATTTTCGTTTCGAGCCGTTGACGTTTCCAGAACCCTCTTTTTATTTTCCGGAGGGCTTTGGTATTATGCAAATAGCAATAGAGCTTCCGCGCATAGCGATTGAAGGCATCGAATTCCGAGCCACCCTTCAGCTTTGCGCGTGTGCCCATCATTGCGGATTTTTCCCGGTGATTGCAGGAATGACCGTGCCGAGCAGATTGCGGACCACAGCCTCGCTTTCAGGGTGCACAGCGAGGTTTTGCGCGAGGTCGATCATTTGAATGCGCTCTTTGGCCAGCATTTCTTGCTCTTGGACCATGTTGTCCATTTTGTCCTTTTGCATGCTTTCGGCAAGCTGAGCGCCTTTTATTTTTGTGTCCATCAACTTCGCATCGGCGAGTTGCTTTTTGATCATCAACTCTGCGCGATCGACTTCTTGTTCATGCGACGAGGGGCCAGTTGGCCCTTCCTTGCCAGCGGCGAGGCCTTCTTGTTGCAACTTCGCCATGTCGAGCTGGACGCGAGCCTGATCGACTGCGAGCTTTCCATCGGCGAGCTTGGCTTTTGTGTCGGCGTCCTGCTTTTTGATCTGCATTTCCGCCATTTGTTTTTGCATTTCCGGAGGCATTTCGCCTTGAGCTTGCGGCGGGATCATGAATTGCTCAGGGTTCGACCAACCGACCGCTTGCAATGCCGCCTTGTCGATGGCAATGGGGTCGTAGAGCGTTGGGTTTTGCGCTTGAATTTGCTTCAACGCAACGACCTTCATGAGACGCTGAGTTTGCGAGGCTGTGTTCGGATCGGCATGCGGCACGAGGTCGGCTTGCGACAACGCACGCATAAATGTTTCTTGATCCCATTGACGAGCCGGGCGACGGTTCTTTTGCCAGAAGCTCTCGGGATTTTCTTGGAAACACCGCACAAGGAGCGCGAACTCCTCCGCTTGCGCGGCGTGCATGCGTTTATGAACAGCGTTCAAAACTTTTGTTGCCTGATCGATCAACGCGATCGTTGTGCCGACAGGCGCATCTTGTCTGCCTTCGCCCACGGCTTGCTCAGCCGTTCCGCCCATGCGCATGCCAGTTTGAGCCATGTTGTCCACGAGCGCCATCAATGCTTGCGAGGGCTCTTTGTATGGCAGCGGCATCACGGCTTGATTGATCGGCATGCCTCCAGTTTTGACCAATGCGCCACCGCCCGGTGGTACGCGAAAGATGTTTGTGTTTTGACGTGCGCCAGTGTCTGCGTAAAGGAAGCCGGGGAAATTGGCATACATACCAGCGTCAAGCATCTCACGCCAAGCAGCAGTGATAGCATTTGTTGTGTTCCCTAAAATATGCAAAAGCCCAAGGTCGTAAAATCCCATGCCCGGGACAAAGGTGTATTTCACGAAGTTTTGACGAGCTTCGGGAAGATCCTTTGTGTCTTCATCGTAGTTGCGCACGATTGAGAGGATCTGTTTCGAGCTGACATCGATTGTCACGCGATAAGGAATTTCGAGCCCGGTTTCTTTGCCTTTGAATTTATGTTCGAAACCTGTGATGTGTAATTCACAATAGCATTCGTAGATTTCACGATCACGATCTTCCGGGTTCAATTGATCGGGGGCGATGCCTTGTTGATCATATTTTTCACGCTGAGCCGCATCGTAGTCCACTTGCATCGGGGTGCTGAGGCTGATGTCTTTGTAAACACCAAGGATCTGCATCCGCTTCACGGTCGATGAGCGCATGTAAATTCGGTGCGTGACGCGCTTCGCATTGCTCAAATCGGTCGCTGCATTGTTCACAATGAGGTCGTCGGCATCGACGCTTTCGCTGACCGGGCGTCCGCGCAATGGACAGAAATAAACTTTTTTGAACGCTGTGCCGCCGAAGCCAAGCATGAACAGCATGCGGTCGGTGTCGGGGTAATACTCACGGGCCGTGGACGTGAGGTAATGATTCAGATCATTTTCAAAATCATTTGCGAGGCTGTCCGAATCAAGGTTTGCGTTGTTGTTGTCCTCGCGGATCTTCACAGGCCCATCAGTCGGGAGCAGCTCGCTTCTTGCGTTAGCTTGGAAGCGGAGCACCGCCTCAAGCAAGAGAGGGTGCCGAACACGCGACATCCCTTCCACTGGGGCACCGTCAACTGTTCCCGCCAATCCAGGAATTTCGATTTTGAGTCCGAGGAGCTTGATTCCTTGGGCTCGGTCTTCGATCCATTCCTTTCGCGAATCGAGATCATCTTGAATGCCTTTCATCAATTCGTCAGCGATGCGACTCAAATCGCCATCACCAATTTGGTCCACGAGATTGTCGAACCAACCACCCGGACCTTCTGCCGTCGAACGTTCGAGCGGCGAGCCATCGAGCGTGAGCGTGACGGAGCCATCGCCATGCTCAATCGTCATCAGGTTGCCGAGGTCATCGACGTTGGGCGCATCACCATCTTCGACGAGCTCAATCTCAATGCCTTCCTGTTCAGGAACCATTGGCTCAGGGCCGGGCAGACGGATGTTGGGGCTGAGGCCGGGAGTGAGCGCCATCGGCTAGTTCCTTCTCAAGCAGCATAAAGTGGCGGAGGAGGCTTGCCGCGATGCTGCATTTCTTGGTTGCGATCGTATTGGACTTCTTCGGGACGAGCAATCATGCCTGTTTTTCTTAAATAACGCAAGGCCATCGAGACGGTGTCAACCAAGTCATCGTGTTTGGCTTTTGGGAAACTGGCGGACTGAGTGATGACGGCATCGGCCCAGCTTTTGTCCGGGGCATAAACGAGGCCTTCGGAGAAAATGTGCTGAATTGAATAGAGTCTTGACGTTTTGTCCATTGACTTTGGATCATCGAGGATGACCTGAAAACCTTGATGCGAGAACAATCGACGCAGCTCCTGGGAAACCGGGATGCCTGCCGCTTTGTTTTCGATCAGGATCGTTTCGACCTTGAACCGGCGGATGGTCGCTGCGACCTTTTGCACCGAGGCTGAAAGCTCGAGGCGCTCCTGCCACGCATAAATCAACATGATCTTTGGATGGGGAGCGTTGTAGCCACGTTCCTTTTGATACATGTCAACAGGGCCGTTAGGCTTTTTCACAACGTTGGTGGCCACAGGGTCGTCGCTGTAGATCCCCCAAACCGTCATCGCGGTGAAGTCGTTCTCGGTCTTTTCAGTGTAGGCCGTGTCGAGGGACGCGACAATGAAGTCGAACGAGGGAAACGCTTCATGCTCCCAAAGGTTCCACCAGTCGCGCTTTATGATCCCGCCATCGGCAGGGGTTGGTGTTTGTTGGAATTGACCGCTGACAGCGTATGGGCCCATGGCCTTTTTGTCGCGCTCAACAACGTGCGCCGGGAACCGTTCAGGGAACAGAAGCTCACCGGGCTCGTCGCGTGGGTCCTCGGCTCCCAGGAGCGTTGGAGCGGCTCTGGAGGGATCATATTCCATCGGGAGCATGATGTGGTCGTAGCCCAGACGTTTGTCGAGGGCGACACCTGAAACATCTTCTTCATGCAGGCGCTGCATGATGATTATGATTGCGGAACGGTCTGGGTTGTTCAAACGAGTCGGGACCGCCTGCAGGAACCAATCGATCGTGGTCGCACGCATTTGGTCCGAGGCGGCGCTTTCGACCGTGTGCGGATCGTCGATGATCACCCGGTCGCCACGAGCACCTGTGATCCCACCAGCGGCCACAGCCTGACGGAACCCGGTTGCAGTGTTTTCGAATTTTGTCTTTGCATTTTGATCGCCGGTCAGTTTGACACGGTCGCCCCAGAGCATTTGATACCAATCGGACTGAATCAATCGGCGCATTTTGGTCGAATCACGGATCGCGAGCTCGAGGCTGTGCGAGGCGCAAACGTAGCGCAAATTGGGCATATTGCGCGGACCCCATTCCCACGCTGGCCAAAAAACGTTGGTCAATAAAGACTTCATCGCGCCGGGCGGAACGTTGATCAATAGCCGATTGTAAAAACGTTCATCATCGATCATCACGCCATCAGTGATCGCCGTCAAATGATCAGCGATCATGTCAATGTGCCAATTATGGATGTAAGGTTGGCCCGGCTCGACGACGTGCCAAGCGCCTTTTATGAATTCAACAAAAGACTCTTCGTAGTCTGCTTTGTTGCAAAACTCAATGACCTCTTCCGGAGCGTATTGCTCCAAAAGCTCATCGATATATTCTTGCGAAAGGTTCATCAATCGATCTCATTTGCCTTGAGTTCGATTTGCTTCAGCATGGCCGAACGCAACTGATCACGCACCTGCGCCGACATCAGCGTGAGGTCGATCTTTTGCTTGATGTTCACGTCCAACGTATTTTCGGCCAAATACTTTGCGCCATATTTTTTGGGCGCGAGCTTCTCGTTGTGGTATTTCCGCACATCGATCCTGTTCCGAGCCATGGCGACGTTTGTGTCGTCGTCGGCAATATCCATCATTTTCTCGACCATGATGTCGGATCGGAGCTCAATTGCTCGCGCGTATTGTTTCCCCAAAAGAGGATCTTCTTTGATGTGAGCGAGGAAAGTCGCAGGCGATGGATACTTTTTGGAGCCATCTGAATTCAAAGATTGACAAACTTTCGTCAAACTTTCGCCTTCAGCAATTCGGCGAATGATCTCGTTCAAATCTTCAATTCGAACATCTTCATTGCGCCAAAAACTGTTGTGGCGTTGTGTTTTTGTTGGACTTGCAACGGATTTCAAGGCTTTTGCCAAGTCGCATTCTCCCCTTCAGAATGAGGAAAAGATTATGCGGCGCGGCTTGTTTTTAGCAAAACGAAATCTTTATGTGTAGCAACCCATTCTGAATGCAAGCAAATCGTGCAATTCTGCGTTGAAATTGGCCGGATCGATGAATTCATTTTTGTTCGGAACAAAGGGTTTCAGCAACAAATGTGCTCGATTTCCTGTGTACCACAACAATTCTTCCGGGATTTTCCCTTCACCAATCCCGAAAACAATAATACTGAACCCGCCAGCTTTCGCCAAACTGTGATGCCATTGAATTTGAGCTGGGCGGATCTTTTCTGGATCGACTTTTCCATCATCCAAAAATGTTGCAATTTTAAGCTCAACCGGAACGAGCCTCCCCTTCACCAACACTTGCAAATCGGCAATCCCGATCGTTCCGCCTTTGCGCGGTTCGTAGCTCGAAAGCCAACCTTTCCAGTTGTCCCTGAACCAAACTTTAAACTGTCCTTCATTCATGATCGAATTCCTTTCAAAAACCTCGCCATACCGTTTCCGTTCCGAATTTGATTTCCCCCTCTTTTCCTCTCTTTGTTTCTCTTTTCAATAAAGGTTGCAACAGATGAAATAAAGGATAGAATGGAAACGGTATGATTGTATTTCAATGACTTAGCCGGTAAAAGAAATCTTTCCGTCTTGTCCAATTACCGACCCGCCTCCGAACCCGGCAATTCGCTCATCGCTGGAATTCGCTCATTTTCGACCCAAAATTCATGGTTCGGGAAGCTCTTTTGCATCAATTCCAGCTCTTTCCGACAAAGATTTTCGTCCTCGAAAACCTCAACTACCCAATATCCTCCACCAAACCTGAACCTTGCTTTCAGCAACCAAACGATCACTCTTTTTCCTTCCGCACCTTTTCCGCATTTTTGCGACGACGATCTAGCTCGTCTCGCACTAGCTTCAATGCTTCCCGCAACCGCTCAATCTCGTCGGCGGCCTCGTCGCAACGATACATGTTGTGTTCTCTGGTCGCATTCCTCAGCCATTCAACAATATCTACCATTGAACCACCCCATCAATGACAATGTGCTCGTACCACCGTTCACCGTCCTCGCCTTCCCACAAAGCCCAAACATCCTTGCCCTGATATTCATAGCGCACGAGCTTTCTCATTTTTTCTTCTCCAAGATTTCCATTGTCATTTCAGCCGCCTCTTCCGCGAGCCATGTATCATCTTCCCCCGGCGCTCGCCAGAACTTCATCCACATTTTCAATGCCTTCCGCATTGGATTGACCATGGACAATGCATTGTCGCGTTGCATCTCGGCTTCCGCGAGCTTTTTGCGCAAATCAATAATATGTTCGACGGTTTCCATATCGGCGTAACGCGCCGCCGCCATTTCCCGTTTTGTGTCAAAGCCCGGCATCTGCGTCCTCTTGTTGTTTCAAAACCTTTTTTGCATCTTCCCGACGAGCCATGATCCAATCGAAATAATGTTTCATCCGTGGCAAATCGTTGACATGCAGGATCTCCTCGGAAGGCGAAAAAGGCGGCGTGTATCCTTTCAGGATTGAAATCGCAATCCGGGCTGCGAGCACATTTTCCGTTTCCCCGGCTTTTTCCGCGAGCTCGTTCATGAGCGTTTCAATCATCGCGGTGGCCTGAGCCAGAGATTGTTCATAAGCCTTCGCCTCGCGCTCCGCCCTGATCCGTCGCTCTTCAGCCGTGTTCAACAGCCCTTCCATCCGCAGGACAGCGTCCTGAATTTCTTGCCAAACGCTCATTGCACTTCATCCTCTTTTTCCCATGAAAGGCGCGGCAACGTGATCCGTTGTCCACCGAAATTCCTCGTGCGCTTCATTGCACCAACTTTGTTGGCTTCTTTCGCAAGGGCCATCTTGCGCTCGCGGAGCTGCTCGACCAAACTTTTATTTTTCTTCGACATTGGTCTGTTCCTTTTCTTTCTCCAGCATTTCATAATACCCCACGACCTTGCGCCGGGGTTTCCGTTTCAGTTCCTCGAGCCGCTCATTCAGCCGGTTGCGATTGACCATGAGCGCATGGTCGTCCGGCACCCAGTCCCCGAACCATGCGCGGCGGATCCCGCTGAAAAGCTCATCGAAATTGACGTAATTGGGCCGCATTTTGCGCTTCAGCATTTCCTCCACCAAAGAGGCCTGACGCTCCGCGAGCCATTTCAGCCGGGTGTAGAAAAACTTCACGTGCCCGGCCCCGAGCGTGTATTCATTGAAAGGAGCGAAGTCCTCCGGGGTCATCCCACGAGCGATGGCCTTTTTGACAAGTCCATAAACCCTTGGCAACTCATGATATTCCGCCACAAGGAACTTGTCGTGAAGCTCTTCGGGCGGTACGCAATTTATCCGGGTCATTTCGCCCCCGATTCAAACGCGATTCGGCCCATAAAAGCCATTTTTTGGAGCTCAAAGCCCTCTTTTTCCATTTTCCGGGCCGCTTTCGGGTCGGTTTTCTTCAATGCCTTGGCTTGTTCCCGAAGTTCCTTGCCCTTCATAAATGCCTGTTTCAATTCGCTAATAATTGTTTCGTCGTTCATTTTCACCTCCATTGAACAGCCCGATCATGCCCTGATTTGCAATAAAAGAAAAACGATTTCTTTTGAAAACTGAAAATAATTCGGGAAAAATGAAAAAAGTGCGTGCTTTTTCCAAAAATCTGGTGCAACCTCGTTTCCGGCCGCAAAAATGGTTTCGGATGGTCCGCGACCTAAGTCGGCATGGAGTGAATGAATGAGTAAAGATCCGAAAAGCACGGCAGTTGCTCCCAAATCTGCCAATGCGGTGGTCACCTCTGGGTTGGGCACCTTCGAGCGTCTCGCAGGGGACGGCTTGGAAAACGTGACGGCAAAAGACCTGATTGTCCCCCGCATTACGATCCTTCAAGGGCTGAGCCCACAAGTCCAGCCCAAGAAGCCTGAATACATCAAAGGTGCCAAGGTCGGTGACTTATGCGACGTGGGCATGAATGAAGTGTTCGAGCAGCCGCTCATGTTCCTGCCGGTGCTGTTCGTGAAGCAATACCTGGAATGGGCTCCCCGCTCGTCGGGCAAAGGCCTGGTCAACATTCACAACGATGCCTCGATCGTGGATCAGGGCACCCGGAATGACTCGAACCAGATCATCCTGCCGAACGGGAATTACATCGCCGAAACCGCGCAGTTTTTCGGGCTGAACCTCAGCGCCGACAACCGCCGGTCGTTTCTGCCCATGACATCGACGCAACTGAAGAAGGCCCGGTCGTGGCTTTCCCTTTCAACCTCGGAAAAGCTGAAGCGCGAGGATGGCTCGTTCTACACGCCACCGCTCTATTATCGCGTTTATCAAATTTCGACGGTCGAGGAAAGCAATTCCAAAGGCGACTGGATCGGGTTCCGCATTGAGCGCGGCCCATCGCTCCCGGAATGGTCGGACGAGTGGCAGGCGTTGGTGCAAGAAGCCAAGGACTTCAAAAATTCCATTCAGCGCGGAGAAATCCGTGGTGATGTGGGCGAGCCGGATGACCATGGTTCAGAGGGGGCCATGTAATCCGATGTCGGATCCGTTCGACATTGAGGAGGGGGCGCAAGCTCCCTCCGACAGCTCAGCCATGCAGCGGATGATGCGCGTGGCGGCTGAAGTCATTGAAGCCGAAACAACGATTGAAAGCCTGGAAGAAACGCTGAGCGATTTGAAAAAGCGGTTGAACCACATGAAAACTGTGGAGCTGCCGGACCTCATGGCTGAAAATGGCATGACTTCGTTCACGACTGAAAGCGGCCACGGGATCGAAGTCAGCGACTTCGTTGCCGGAAGCCTGACCAAAAAGCCGGAGGACAGAAAGTCAGCTCTCGATTGGCTCGCGAGCAATGGTGCGGCGGACATGATCAAGGCTGAAGTCAGCGTCGAGTTCGGCAAAACTGAACACAACCGGGCGAAAGATCTCGCCGCCAAGCTCGCGGCGGAAGGCTATTTCGTCGAGGAAAAAGAAGGCATCCACGCGCAAACGCTTCTTGCTTTCGTGCGGGAAAAGATGCGCAACGGCGAGGAAGTTCCCCTCGAAACACTCGGCCTGTTCGCCGGACGTGTGGCGAAGGTGAAGCCTGCCGGAAAGCGCCGCAAATGAAAAAGGACATCGAGTTTTTCGAAGACAATGAAATGGGCCTCACCGCAGAGGAGATTGAAAATGCTCTCAATCTTATTGTCGTGAAGCTCGTGGAAACGGAAACTCAGATCGGGGTCATTGTTGGGATGTCGGGAGAAATCTACGACCTCCCTCCCGACCTGAAAATCCGGCTCATGGACACGTTCAAAGAAATCTGCTATCAAATCGTGAACGAACCAGAGGAAACGCGCCAATGAACCAGCTGAAAAAAGAATTCACCATCGCGTTTCAGCTTTCCTCCGTGAGCCGTTATTCACGTGACCATTTGCTGAAGCCGGAAAGCGTGCTCGAGCATACGGGGTTTTGCCTTGTTTATGCGGCGTTGTTGGCGGACCGGCTCGAAAACAAGGGGATGACTGTTCTCCGGAGTGTATTGTTCAAGAACATTGCTTTTCATGACATCGACGAAGCAATTCTCGGCGACATTCCCCGGACGACAAAATATTTCTCCGAAGAATTGCGCGGAGCGATGAAAACTGTTGAGTCGGAAACAATTCACCGCCTCGACAAATGGTTGCATTCGCGCATCGAAGCACCTTGGCGTGCGGCGAAGCACGGCGACGAAGGAGCAATCCTGCGGGTCGTGGATTTGGCGGCAGTGGTTTACAAAAACTGGACAGAGGTCGTCCTTTTGCGTAATCGTTCGTTCCTCCGGGTCTGCGTCGAAACGCAACGCTACCTCGAAGAAATCAATAAGCTTGAATTCAACCACTTGTTGCAATTTGAGATCGAAGAGCTGAAAAAGCTGAACAAAGAAATCTTGGACACCTTTGTCCCGACTGAAGAGGACATGATGTTCATCCGAATGCAGGAGGTGAAATATGATTCGGAGTGAATGGGTGAAAGCCAATTTGGTGGCGGCTGGCTACCTCGAAAACATCCGTCAGGCTTGGGAAACCTCTCGCCCGGCGGACACAAATCCGGAAATGGAAAAAGTGCTTTCCATGGATGTGCCGGTCAATGAATTTTTGCCGTTGCACTTCGAATTGAAAGCACCGATCCTCATCCGTGAAGTGATTTGCTCGTTCCGGAACCATAATGTTTGGGCGAGATCTTCTCGCGTGGACGATTTGAGGACGTGGGAGCTTTGGCATGGGTTGCCGGAGACGGCTGTTGAAGAATGTCGTCGGGCTTATATCCGGATGGAAGATGAGATGAACGGTCTTCATCAAGATGACTTCCGTCGGCATTTGCCTCTGGCATACATGACGACCTTCTCGTTCGCCATGAACATGCGGGACTTCGTGAAATTTTGCATCGCCTGCAAAAAGGAAAAACTCGAGCTTTTCGACGAGGTCGTGGATGCATTGCTGAGCGCCATTCGAAAGAAGGATTATGCCCTTCAAGAATGGATCGAAAAAGCAATCGAAGAAAAGTGGTACAAAACGAGCGAGCTGAACCCTTATCCCAAAAGTGCAACTTTGAGAAGCAAAAAGATCGGTGATTTCGTTTACATCGAAACGCCCATCAACCTGAACCTCCGGGCGCAACTCATCCGCCACCGGGCACTCATGGTGAAGGACCGGCTGAAAAACTTTTTCACGCCCGAAAAAATGTCAGCGACCATGTTGGAAACGCTGATGGCGCACATCATGATGCCGATCGACTTCGCGGAAGATCTCGTGCGCAAACGTTCATGTTGGATTGCGCAGACGGATCTTTGGGAGCCGATCGTGAATCAGCTCCTCGAGTTGCTCGGCAAGGACAAAGTTATGTTGCCTTGCGACGATGGGCGGTGCCGCTTCATCCGTGACAATGATTTGCGGAAAGCGGGACATGATCCTTCGCCGCCTTGCCCGGTGCTGGCAAAAATCGACAAAGAGCCAATGCTCCCGGACCATGCGGCGGAAGCCGTTAAATATGCCGCTCGTCGGCCTCACTCAGATTTTTGGATGAAAGTTATCAACAATGGCTAAGTCATTCACCTACGACATCTACCTCGCCGGTCCATTTTTCAACGACGCTCAAAAAGCTCGCATGGATGCCGTGAAAGAAATTTGCCTGCGCAACGGAATGCGCGTGGCCGACCCACGTGAATTGGGTCCGGTCATCGTGGACACGGCGGCGCACGTGAAAACACCGGAGTTTTTCAAAGGCATCTTCGACGGGAACATCGAAGGCATGCGTCAATCATTCATGATCCTCGCCTCGTTGGACGACAAAGACATCGGCACAGCGTTCGAGCTCGGATGGTTTTATGCGCAGAGCGTTCGCCCGGTCGTTTCATTCGCCTTCGAAGGTGGGAAAACGAACGTCATGCTCGGCCAAGCCGTGGATGGGCATTTCACCTCGCCCGACGAGCTCGATCGGTTTCTCAGCCTGAACATTACGAACATCCGCGATGAAGCATGGGTGAACGTCGTTCACTATCTCGATGTGATCAATCGTAAAGCGGAAGCCGATGAATAAATCTTCAGCACGTCACGTCATTTTCGACATCGACGGAACCTTGAGCGACCCGACGCATCGCATGAATTTTGCGCTCATGAAAGAATGGGACAAATTTAATGAAGAGGCGCTGAACGATCCTGTCATTGTGAAGATGGCAGACTTTATGCGGTTGCTTAGTCTTTCGGTGGATGTCATTTTATTGACGGGGCGCAACGAAAAATATCGTTACATCACGCAAGAATGGTTGAGTGATTCAGAGTTGGATGCATCTTATGAAGAATTGCTCATGCGCTCGGATAATGATTTTCGCCCAGACTACGAAGTGAAAATCGAATTGCTTGAAAAGCGGTTCGGTGGAAAAGAAGGTGTTCTGAACAATGTTTGGTTTGCAATTGACGACCGTGACCAAGTCGTCGAGGCGTTCAGAAATTATGGTCTGACTGTGCTTCAGCCAACAAATGGAGGATATTGAAATGGCAAAAGCAGTTCCTGAGATGCTGTTCAACGCAGCAAAAATCTACGAAGAACGTAACCAGATTTATGGTGATAATTACAAACGGTTCGGTCCCGCTTTGAACGAATTGATGAACAACATCACGCTGAAAACGCCCGACGATTTCAATCGGTTTGGCATCCTTGTGCAGATCTTTGCGAAGTTTTCGCGCTATTGCAATATGTTCAACAAAGGTGGCCATAAAGACTCCCTCGATGACATTGCGGTTTATGCGATGATGTTGCAGGAGCTCGACTCTGGTGCTCGCGTGAATAAAGTGACGACGGACATCGCGGACGCGATGAATTTGCCGAAGGTCGCATTGTTCGGTTCTCACCCAGAGGCTGAACAAAAATGAAAACGCTCGTGCTGGACACAGAGACAACCGCTCTCATAAAAAATAAGCTCCAGCCTCTCGACCGTCAGCCACGGATCATCGAGTTCTTCGCACTTTCCATGAACGGAGAGGGCGAGGAGCTCGGTGTGGTTTCCGAACTTTTCAATCCGGGAATTCCTTTGGATGCGAAAACAACGGAAATCACCGGGCTGACGGACGACGACTTGAAAAAAGCACCTGCGTTCAATTCGCATGCCGATCGCATCATTGAGCTGATCGAAGAGCATGATGAAGTGGTGGCGCATAATGCGTCTTATGATAAGAACGTTATTGATTTCGAAATGAAGCGTCTCGGCAAAAAGGTCGTTTGGCCAGCATTGGTCTGCACGATCGAAGCCACGGAATACATGAAAGGCCACCGAATGAATTTGGGGTCGCTTCATGAATTCCTTTTCGGTGAGCCATTCGCGGGAGCGCACAGGGCGGAAAATGACGTGAGGGCAACGGCGCGTTGTTTTTTGAAATTGAGAGAGTTGGGTGTAGTTTAACATGAGAATTCGGACAGGTTATTCATTCCGCGCCGCAGTCGGGATGCTGGAAGATGTTATGTCGCGGGTGCAAGAGATCGGCATGACGGTCGCGCCGATTTCCGATCGCGCTTCGACTTTTGGGTTCAATCGTTGGTCCAAGCTGAGCAAAAAGGCTGGCCTCAAGCCAATCTACGGAGTTGAAATTGCAGTCACCCCTTCCCTCAACGCAAAAAAGCCTGTGGTCGATCACTGGACATTTTTCGCGGAAGATGACATACGTTC